TGGTGAATTAATCCATTCAAGGTCTAACTCAGCAGAAACTTTTTGTATTGCTTCAGTAAATATTTCATCTTCTAATATTGCTTTTGCTCTTTGTCCTCTTTGTTGTTCTTTTTCTAAACTCATTATTTACCAAACATTAGATTATTAGGATTTGAATCATATCCTTCCTTAAGTCTTTTTTCTCTAACTTGTTGCCCAATGTTTCCATGAGGGCTGTTAGGAGAAGCAGTATAAAGAATTCCATCATTAGGATTCAAACTTGCATATGATACTGGCGTTCCTGTGTTTTGATTTCCTGCATTAATATTTTGTGCTTCAAATTGATTTACACTACCACCAGACATTTTTGCATCTTCTATAACTTGTTGCTCTGTCATTGTTGGAGCTTGATAATTTCCTTGATTTGGATTATTTGATTGTTGTATTTGATAATTAATTTCATCTGGCGTAAAATAACTAATTTGATTTGGCATAACACCTTGATTAGAAGCTTGAGCATTACCAATAATAGTTAATGCTTGACCTAAACTTTGTTGTCCTTGTTGACTATCTATATCATAGCCTCTTTTAGCTAATTCACTAATAATAAAATCTTTTCTCATTTTATTTTGTTTTCCAAAAGGCAAATTAAAACTAAGAGGTAAAAAACCACCACCAATAGAAATATCGTATGGATTACCTTTTAACCAGCCGTCATTAAGATAATTTAATAATTCAAAATCGTTTGCATTTTTCATATCTTCAATAGACATATAAGGTCGTTCTTCAACATTATTGTTATCATTTTTATTTGGTTCATATATTGATTGACCAAAAGTTTCTATTGGCTGACAAATACCATCAACTAACATATAACCCTCTTGACAAGGATCAGTTGTTTCTTCTTCAGCAGAAAAATCTATTAGCGAATTAGGATATAATGCATCATCAGACAAACCTTGCTCTGTGCGTAAATCAAATTCTGGATTACGAAAATTTCCTGCAGAATTAATATCAGTTTGCGTTTGTGTTGATTGATTTAAATACTGATTTATAATATTTTGTGCCTGTGAGCCTTGCATAAATGGAGTAAAAGCCATTAGTTCATTCCTTGTTCTAATATTTTAGTAGCTAATTTTTCCTTTTCCAATTCAGATACTTTTTGATCTTTGACTACTTGCGTTGCTAATTTTTGTTCATCTAAGTTTAATCTTTGCATTTTAATAATATTATCTTGTTCTTGTTTTTGTTGTTTTAATTGTAAGTCTGCCATTCCTTTTTGTTGTCGCATTTGTATATCTTGTTTTGCAATTTCTAAAGCTGGATCAGGTTGCGGTTGTTTAGGTGGCTGAGGAGGAACAGTTGACGGATTAATAAAAAATTGTGTAGCGTCTTTGTATCCTGCGTTTTCTAAATATTTTTCTAAAGTATTAAAAACATTTTGTGGAGTTACTAATCCCATTCCACCGCCTTGTATTAATTTTTCTTGAACAGCTAAAACTTGTTGTAAAACTTGTAAGCGTTGATCTTGATTTCCTGTTCCTAGACCTACTTGAACAGTAGCATCATATTTTGTTGTCCATTCTCTTGGATTCATTGGAACAAAATTTCCTCTTAATCTAATAATTTTTTCTTGATCTTGATACTCACATACAACAGCTAATATATTTCTAAATATATCTTTAACACCTTCTGCAAAATTACGAGCAATCAGTTCTATACGCTGTGTTCCAGCGGCCATCATTTGATTTGTAGATGTTGCCGTAGTATGACTTTTGTTTATTGTGTCAGGATTTAATCCTGTGTTTTGCTTTGGAACACCAGATCGTTTTTCTTTTATTTCATCTATTTTTGCTAACATAGACAAACCCTCATTTAAGAAATTAGGCGTTTGCATAGGCGTTACAGCATTAGGGCTTTTTACTCGTATAATTCCGCCCGGTCTTGATGTAAGCAAATCATCTAAATTAGCTTGTCCGTCAACGACAACTGTTCTTGCTGAATTTTGTAGATACATATTATCTAATAACTGGCGTGTAACGGTTGTGGAAACTTGCTGAACATCTGCCAATAAATCATAAAAAGATAAACCAAAGAAACGAAAAGGCATTGGAATAGCTGTAACCATAGCAAAAGGTATTAATGGTATTTCTTCGTTTTCTAAAATAACATAATTGTTATAACCACTACCACCAACAATAATTTTTCTAAGTTCAGCGATACCATCGCCATCCATATCAACTTTCATGTAACATTCAGTTATCTGAACAACACGCAAAGCTGGGTCTATGTTTGATAACTCCATATCTGAAGTATCATCATCATAACTTCGTCTTACAATAGCTTCAGTATTAAAAGCTTGATCTTCTGCCGTTGGAAGACTTTCAACATCTTTTTTATTAAAACCCATATCAACTAATTCTGATACAGTTTTGGAAACTCGTTGAGCAATAAAGTCGCAATCCTTTATTGATTTTGCTCTACGAGAAACCAAAATTTCTTCGGGAGGGACTGGTTCAATTTCTACTTTAGAATAATCTTTTACTCGTTGCACTTCAACATTAAAAGTTGTTTCTAAACTATTCATTATTTGTTGTTCTTGCTGTTCTAAGTTTATAACTTCTACTTCATCATCAGCCAATAAAGCTTGATATTCTGGCTCTGTTAAATTTTTATAGGACTCTTTTTTTTGTTCTTTAGATGTTTTCCAGTAAATTTTACAGAAACCATTTTTTTGTAACAATGCTGTTTTGAACATTGAATACAATATATCAAAGCCGTTATTTTCCTTAGTAAATATATAATTACAATAATCAGAAATTTGTTCAGCGTAAGGAACATCATCTGGTTGTGTAGGCTCAAAATTAACAATCTTATCTTGTTGCGTAAACATACGCATTAAACTTGGCAGTATTGCTTCAACAACTTCTAATAAATCTTGTGAAACAACAGCAGATCGTCCTTCTACTTCATTTCCCATAGGCTCGCCTAAATAATATTTTAAGGCTTCCTTTCGTGAGGTTGCTAAATCACTTGAATAAAATCCAAGAGAGTTTTGTACTTCTTGAGAAATTAATGAAAGTAATTTTGATTTTGATAATTTTGCCATTTATTAAATAATTCCTTGTTGTGGGTAGTCTATTTTAGTTGTCCATTGTGTTGTTTGTTGATTGCCTACAGCAAAGTACCGAAAACTATCTGAAGCATGACTTGTCCAATCGTGAACAGGTTTAGCTTTTATTTCGCCTTTTTGTGTTGTGGCCCAGCGATATTGTCTTAATGCGTCTAAACCCTCTTTGCATTTGTCATAATCCCACCAACATTTTGAAAGTATTTGTCGAACTGCATTAATACCGTCCTCAATACTTAGCTTGGGAA